AGGTACAGAGCCGAGAAATATAACCCTCAAGATTTACCCCCCCCCAAAGAAAGGGCTGAAAAAATTCATAAGATAATTTCTAAAATGGGTTCTACTGGAGTGCATACATCATCAAAAAACAACAATAAGGATGATGATACAGACGATATTGACACAAATACATATTTATACTTAGATTAATGCACTCTCTAATATTTCGACTCTTCTTTGTAGCCCCCTGCTTAATCATCATATCGCCATTTTACGCGGTAATATGTGTGATAGATCCAACAGCATTAAAAGACATGCTAAATCAAGTGGCGGAAAACATATTGATATTTCATAAAAAAAGTAAAGATGCCAGTAAAAGATAAAGAAAAACATAACGAGATTAACAGAGCTTGTTACCACAAGAGAAAGAAGCGACAAAGCAATTTGTTATTTGAATCTCCAGAAATGAAAGATGCTTTCGATGCATTAAATATGCCCGCTTCGGAAGTTTTAAGAGCTTGCCAAAAACACGCTAAAAGCCAGAGTTACAAAAAATTTAAAGATTCTTTGTAAATACTTGCCTACAATCGTAACCTTTCGTACCTTAGTGTCGTTAAACAAGTATAACAACATTAAAAACTACTAAAAATGGAATCTTTAAGATTAGAAAAAACAGATTGTCAAGAATACGAAATCTACCAAGGAAAGGATCTAGTTGCAGAAGTGCAAATGGAAGATGAGTATTTAGGTACTGTCACAATAGAGTCAGATTTCAGAGGTAAAGGGTACTACAGAAGAATTTTAACCCTTCTTATATCTTCTGGTGAAAGAGATCATTTGTATTCTAACAACAGAAACGGCAACAACGACTACATATATGAAAGATGGGTTGGAAAAGAGTTAGAATGTACAGACGAAATTCTTATAGAATTAAATTCAAAAGGAGTACTAGAATTCTCTTTAGTTTAATAATCGCTACACACATACTTACAAGACAAAAAATTGTTGATATGAAAAGCGAAAACTTTCAAATAATAATGAGTGCATGCCAAAGGTTTTTGGAGATGTACCAGGAAGCCATTGAAACGGGTGAACACGCTTTATTTAATAAGGCTAATGCTAATTTCTTCGATGAATTTAATTTTCGTAAAGAGGAATTTGACGTTATCACTTCTTTAGCGGTTCAAGAGGCTATTAAGAGCCCAGAAAGCTTTATACCATCTATGAAAACCATAATATATAGGTTTTCAATGCTGGAGATCGAGATACAAAAGGAACCTGAATTGATTACGCATTTTGCGTATGTGGCTATGGTTGGTTCTAAAATACGGGATATTTTTTATCAAGTAATGTACCACGTATCAGAAAACACATAAAAAACAGCCTCTTTTCATTTTGAGAAGGGGATTTAAATTGTACTATTTTATAGGTTGGCAAGAAAAAACGCCTACTTATACTTAAATTTATTAAACTATTCAAAGATGTTAGTATTTAAAAGAGGTGTAGTTTCAGCTTTGAAAGCAGAGATAAAACATTATACCAACTGGTTTATAAATTCGATTAAAAAGATTGCTTTTTGGAGGCTAAAATGTTAAATTAGTGTTTCATTTATATTAGTAGTTAAAGGTTGGCCCTCTTGAAGAAATTTAAGGGGGTTTTTATTTTGGTGTAGCACTATTTTTTGAAAAAAGTCCTAAAAAGGCATTTTTAAATACCTGTATATTAATGCGTAAAATACAGGATCGCAACAAAAAGGCTTTTAAAAGCCCTAAAAAGTCCTAAAAGGCTTATATTTGTATATGGCTCTAAATTACAAAAGAAAAAAATTTGCTGAACTGATAGCAAAAGGGCTTGATAAAACAAAAGCAGCAATAGAGGTGGGATATTCTAAATCCTCCGCATACCGAACAGCAAACAAACTTTTAAAGGATCCAGAGGTAAAAGAACACATTGATATTAGTAGAGGCACGCTAAATGCTGTTCTCCAGGATAATGGAGATGTGGTGGTAAGATCAAAACACCATATAGAAGCAGATAATTTTGACGATATGGTAATTGACTATACCCGACTACTAAAGGAACTTAATGCAATAGCTGTTTTTGATCCTGCAACGCTTTTTGACGACAACAAAAAGATATTACATGTTACGAATATGCCAAAACTCACTAGGCATGCAATCTCTGAGATCGACGTAAAAACTAATCGAGACGGCGAAACAATTACAAAGCTGAAATTTCACAATAAAGTTAGTGCTATAAATAATTTACTGGATAGGCTTTTGCCTCCAAAAGAAGATCATGGTGACGGATTAAGCGAAAAAGAGCGTTTCGAGCAAATAAGCATATTGTATCAAAAAATGATTGAACGGCATGCTGGGAAGTGATGTGAGAAATCTTGAAAATCTGCTTTACAATCAACTTTTTGCAGCAGCTAAACATAATTTTCAATACTTTATTGAAGACACTTGGACAGATGGGCAGTTAGTTCTTTCTAAGTTTCACAAGCAATATTATAAGATACTCGATCTTTTCGCTAAGGGGGTAATCAAAAAGCTTATTATCACGGTCCCACCTCAGCACGGGAAATTATTACCTTCAAATACTCCTGTTTTAACCACTAAAGGATGGAAAAACCATGGCGATTTAACCACTAAAGATATAGTTTTTGGACAGGATGGTAAGCCTAAAAGAGTCTTAGGGAATACTGGTATTTATGATTGGAGTGTTCAAGAAATGACTTTTAATGATGGAAATAAAATATTGTGTTCAAAGGAGCATTTATGGAGTATAAATGTAGATTATGATGATAAGAAAGGAAGGGTAAAGAAAACGTTAGAAGCAGGTGATATTTTTGAAAAGAGAAACAGAAGAAGCCCAAGTATAGATATTTCTCCTTCACTTGATATTGAACAAAAAGAATTGCCTATAGATCCATACATTTTAGGTTGCTGGCTTGGAGATGGCCATTCTAGGCAAGGTGTTTTAACAGTAGGAAAAGAAGATATTGAACACTTTAAAAAATTAGGCTCTCACAAGGAGGTAAAACCAGGAGTATACAGAGTTCTTATTGAAGGTCTTTCAAAGAGATTGAGGATATCAGGTTTAATACAAAATAAGCACATACCAATAGAATACTTGCTATCCTCACATGATCAAAGGATTGAGCTTTTACGGGGCTTGATGGATACAGACGGATATGTAGATAAAAGGGGTAATTGTGAGTTTAGTCAAAAAAAGTCGCAATTAGCCAAAGATGTTCATGTATTAATCAGATCACTAGGATACAAGAGTAGATATAAGATTTATGATGCTTATCTAAATAAAAAATGTGTAGGCAAAAAGGTTAGGATAGGTTTTAACCCTAATAGAGATGATAAAGTATTTAACCTTGAAAGAAAGCAATATCGTCTATCTAATAAGAGTACAAAAGATCGAGATGATAAAAGAAAATTTTTCATTAAAAGTTTTGGAGGTGAACCAAAAATAGTTAAAGGAAATTGCATACATGTTGAAGGGGGTATGTATTTAGCTGGTTATGATTTAATTCCTACTCATAACTCGGAGGGGAGTACCAGGAAACTACCTAGTTACATATTAGGTAGGGATAAAAACAAAAAAATAGGCATAGCTTCATACAAAGGGAAAATTGCAGAAAAGTTCAATCGAGATATAAAGCGAACTATAAATCAAAGTGCATATTCAGCCATATTTCCAGAAACTCGCATAAACTCTAAAAACGTTGTAACATCCAGTGGTTGGATAAATACTCAAGCAGAATTTGAGGTAATAGATAGCCACGGTAAGGTAAAAGCGGTTGGGGTAGGTGGAGATCTGACTAGTGAAACAATAGATGTTCAAATTATGGACGATCTATACAAAGACTGGAAGGAAGCGACTAGCCCAACTATTTCGGAACGTGTATGGGATTGGTTCGTCACAGTGTCAAAAACACGTGGGCATAACGATTCTCAAGAATTAATTGTCTTCACTAGATGGGATGATAATGACATTGTTGGAAGGCTGGAGCAAAAGGGGCATGTGATAAATGCCTCAGATTTCGAAAGTTTAGAGCTTGCCTTGGAAGCTTGTGGAGACGAAAAATATTTAAAGATAAATTTTCCAGCAATAAAAGAAGGTCCTCCAACATGGATGGATCCGCGAGAACCAGGCGAGCCACTTTACCCAGAAAGGCACAGCCTAAAGAAGCTTAAAGAAATACAAGAACTCGACCCTATAAAGTTTGATTCCCTCTACCAAGGCAACCCAGAAAATAAAGAGGGGCGAATGTACAAAGGGTTTGGTACTTACTCTACTTTACCTAAATTTCGCGTTATAAAGTCATACACAGATGTAGCAGACCAAGGCGATGATTATTTATGTACATTCATTTATGGTATTCCAGAAGACGAAAACAACCCTTTTATCTATATCTTAGATATTGTTTATACACAAGAATCTGCCGAAACTAGCGAGTTAAAAGTTGCCGAAGCTTTCAACCTCCATAAACCTTCTATAAACGACGTAGAAAGCAATAACGGTGGGAAGGCCTACGCAAGAAATGTAGAAAAGTTGTCAAATGATGGTATTTATTGTGATTGGTTTCATCAAGGTGAAAACAAGTTCGCTCGCATTTATACCAATTCGGCAGTAGTTCAAAGAAGGTTACTGTTTCCCCAAGGATGGGATACTCGATGGCCTGAAGCTTACGCACACTTAACCAAATATCCTAGAAACGGTCGCGCTAAATTCCATGACATCGCGGATGTTGCAACAGGAGTTATTGAAAAATGTAGCTTTGAACATTATGTTGATTAATTTGTATATTTGGTAAATAATCTTATAAAATGAAGATATTCGACCATCTCAAATCAGTTATAAATTATACGGGCAATTCTAAAAAGTATAATTATACAAGAGGTTCGTATAGTTTTTTCGGTTTTGACTCTCCGCAATTTGGTCGTAAGTCTGATGAGAAACTTTTAAATGAAGGTTTTGCCACTAATTCAGACGCTTACTCTATAATTACTAGAATCGCTGAAAAAGGCTCCGAAATACCTTTGTATACAGAGAAAACGAACAATAGAGGTAATACTAATTCCATTCAAGAAGGTGATTTTTATGATATGTTTTTTGCAAATGGGGAGAGCATTAATTCACGGATTGAAAAAATGCTCATTAATCTATGCGCTACAGGCGACTTGTATATTGAAGTAAATGAGCCAATTGCTTTTAAAACCCCTACTAGTTCGAAAATTTTAAGGTCTGGCACCGTATGCCCTGTTACAAACAACTTAGATGAAATAATCTATTATGAAGTAAATGAATGTAGTAATGTATATAGGGTAGATCCTGAATACATGATACATATTAAGTTCTATGATCCTACAAATTTAGGTATAGAATCACACACGGGCTTATCTCCTTTGCAAGCAGGGTATATGGCTCTAAGTTGCTCTAATGATTTGCAAATCGCTGGGGCTTCCCTTTATAAAAACATGGGTGCTTCTGGAATAATCACCGATAAAACAGGCGCTTTAAGAGATGAAAAATTAAAAAATAAGTTTGACGAAAATCTTAAAAAAAGAGGTGGTGGAGCGCATAAGGCTGGGGGGTATTTTACCAGCACCGCACAAATAGAAGTGCATGAACTCGGCATGTCTTCCAAAGATTTAGAGTTATTAAAAGCTCAGCCAATAAAATTACGTCAACTATGTAATATTTATGGTGCTGATTCAAAAATTTTCAACGATCCAGAAAGCACAACTTTTAATAATGTATCTGAGGCTAAAGTAGCCTTTATGCTCGATGCTGTATTGCCAAAGCTCACTAAAATTATAGAGGAAATAAATATTTTTTGGTCAAAATTTGATGATTCGGTCAAACTGGTAATTGATAAAAATAGTATAGAGGTATTACAAAAAGATCAGAAAAAAGAGGCTGAAAAAAATGCAATTAAGAATGATGGTGTTTTACGCGTTTTAGAATCTCAGGTTACCCCTAACCAAAAAATAAGTATATTAGTAGAAATATGGGGCTATCATGAGGAAGATGCTACAAAATTAGTTATGCGATGACCAAGTATTTAAAAGATAAAATTGATGTAGAAAAACTTAAAGAGTTGAAGAAGCTTAAAGAAAAGCAATTGAAAACATCGCAAATAGTGAAAAAATGAGAATAAAGTTACCCGACTTCAATAACAAAAAAGATCTGCATAAATATTTGATTGAGAACAAAAAAACTTTGATTTCTCAGAAAAAGTCAATGCCAATTTTTTCAGAAAGCTTTATTTCTTCACCTTCAATTATTCACTCTAAAAAAGATATCAATAAGTCAAATACACCTGTTCAAGAGGATGTGGACAGGTTAAGAGTAAAAGTAGTTGCTAACACTGCAAATTGGATAGACTCTCATTTAGATATGTTGTTGCCAAATTGCTGGGCTAAATCAATTCAAGAAAGAAAGAGCTTCATACCACATCTACACGACCATATTCATAGAATTGATGCAAAAGTAGGTGAGGTAGTTGATATATTTTCAACTAATGTAACTTTACAAGAGCTTGGGATTTCAGGAGTTGGAACGACAGAATCTCTCATTTTTTTGACTGATATAATAAAATCTTATAACGAAATTGTTTTTAATCAGTACAAGCAAGGTCGGATAAATCAACATTCAATCGGACTTCAATATGTCAAGCTCGAATTAGCTATAAATGATGAAGATTACGAAAAAGAATTAGATTTCTGGAATAAATATTACCCTCAAGTAATAAATAAAGAAAAAGCCGATAAACAAGGTTTCTTCTGGGTAGTTCAAGAAATTAAATTAATTGAAAATAGTGCTGTGTTGTTCGGGTCTAACGAACTCACACCAACTTTAGACAATAATGTAAAAGGTCTGCCGGGTGAAGATCCCACAGAGCAACAGCCAGAAAATTCTGCTGATGAAGAAGATAATACATTATTGGCAATACTTTAACTTTGAAAAATTAATCATGAAACAGTTATTTAAAAGCACATTATTTAAGACAGTTGCGGGAATTGCACTAGGTGCAGTTTTATTCGCGGCATTTGGAAACTCAGCATCTTTCTTGTTTGGCATAACAATTAGTTTTGTAGCCTCATTTATTTTAGCTAGAAATGCTGAAATTGTATCAGCATCTTTACTAAATACTTTAGTGTGGATAGATGCAGAAGGCAATTTTAAGAAGATGAAAGCAGAAGAAGTATCAAAGCTTGAGAAATCGGAAATGCTTAAATACAAAGATGCTGAGGTCGAGTATTACGAAAGTAGAATTGAAGAGTTAGAAAAAAGTGATCAAGACAATGCAAAAACTATTGCAGAGCTTGAAAGGCAGATCACTTTAATAAACAATTCTACACATAAAGACCTCCGCGACGCTATGAAGGCTCAAGAGAAAGAAATTGCAGAGCTTAAAAAGAAGGGTATTTCGAAAGATTCACCTAAATTCAAAGATGCTCTAAGAAAAAAGTGGGATGAAAATATTACAAAATTTTCTGAGGCAAACAAGGCAAAAAGCAGTCATGAGGTAATTATTCAAAAGGCTACCCAAACTTATGGTGATATTACGGAGGGTTCAGATTTTGCGCAATTTAGACCGGGAGTAGTGGATATTCCAGTTAGAATGCCAATGTTTCGCCAGTTGTTTTCTACAATACCAGTGAACACAGAATTTCTCAAGTATTCAGAGCAGCAAACAGTTGATAGAAACGCCCAAAATGTTGCTAAATGTGCTGCCGTAACCTCTACTACTAAAGAAACGCTTATTGTGAGGTCAATTGAAACGAAGATAATCAAAGATATGATAGATTTTTGTCGTCATTTTGTGTCTGATTATCGTTTTATGCAGTCTAGGATACAAAGATTGTTAAACCAGTCTTTAGCCCTAAAGATTGATCAGCAAATATTTCTTGGAACTGGAGCTGATGAAGAAACGTTTTCTATTGATTCAACAGCCTCTGAATTTAGCGCAGTAAATCCAGTTTGTGATATATCAGCCTCAATTCAAGATCCTACTTTAGTTGACCTGCTTATCGGCATGGATACGCAAATTTATGAGTTAGGACAGCAAAACGCATATAATCCAAATGTGGCGGTTGTAAATCGTTGCGACTGGTTTACAATGGTGCAATCAAGAAAGGACTTAAACAATAACTATATTGATGCTAGAATTAGTATTGTAAATGGTATTCCATTTATAAACGGAACATTAATGGTTATGTGGTCGCCTTTAGTACCTCAAAATCAGTGCTATGTAATGGATACAACTAGGGGTGAAATAGTTGATCGTGAACAACTTGTGCTTGAAACTTCTTTCGAGAATAAAGATAATTGGGAGAAGGAAATCGGAACTCTTAAAGGCTATGAAAGATTAAATTTTCTGGTTCCCAACAACTGGGCAAACGCATTTATGAAATGTGGTGATGTTGAAACAGCTTTAACTGCAATCGAAAAAGTATAATATGTTAGTAAAATTTAAAAAAGATCACGTCTCAGGATTTAAAGAGAATGATGTTAAAAAAGTTAATGATGTTCATGGCGCTAGATTAATAGCTGAAGGTTATGTGGATGAAATTAACGAAAATGAATATTCTACAGGTTTAAAAAGACAGCAAGAGAGAAAGGCAGAAGACTCGAAGGCAAGAAAAGCGTTTATAGCTCAAGCTGCCAAAGCTGGTATATCTAAAGCTGATAAATGCAAAGATTGTCAAGATAAAGGCGAAGATTGTCCAGAGTGCGATGAAAAGAAAAAGTAATTGGGCTATCCTCTAACAAATATTGAAGATTATAAGGGGGGTGTTTTCGCACTCCCCTTAAATGATTTTACAGAAAAGAACCTGCAATCTTATATAAATAGGTATGAAAAAATCTATTTACAAATGTTGCTTGGTTGTGAGCTGGAGCAATTATTTATAGATGATCTCGACGAAAACAATATTCCACAGTCTGAAAGATTCCAAAAAATATTCAATGAATTTTGCTATGATGACGATTGTGACACGATTTTACAGTCTTTTGGAATTTTGGATATGCTTAAATCATTTATCTATTTCGAATATGGCCGAAAGATTAGCAATCAACTTTCTAGTGTAGGAGGTAGAAGGAATGTGGGTGAAAATCAAGAGTACGTGCAAGATTCAGGAACGCCATTGCTGGATAATTATAATAATGGAGTAGAGTCGTATCAATCAATTCAGCATTTTATATGTGATAATGATTATGATTACCCAGAATACAACGGCCAATTAATAGAATACACTAGTTTTTTATGAGTAAACCAATTGAACTATATTTTACGCGGTCGGGAAGTGATGTTATAGATTTAAGTGTTGCAGGCCCAACCGATGTTCTACAAGTTTGCTATAATTATGATTGGTTGCTTTCTCCTGTGCAATTATTGACTATTGTTGGAGATCCTAAATACACTTTGCAGATATCTAATACAAATGACCCTAATGATTTCAAAGATTATGACGAAACCGACTCTGTTGATGTTTCTATTTTAAACGCATTAAAAGACAAAAGTTTACCAGGGCTATACCTTAGAGTAGTGGTTAACCCTGACGGTGGAAGCGGAACAGTTATGTTTAAATTAACCCTGAAAAATACCTAAATGGGGTTTGTTATAGATCTAAGCAAAGGCAAAAATGGCGGGGGGATCTCTGGTACTGGCTGGGGTGGTCAAGTAGAATTTAGAGCAAATTTACCTATTACTTTAGGATCTCCAGCTATTGGTGATGTGTGGCTAGTAGAAAAACCTACAACTATAGGCTTAGGTTTATTGAGTTATACGACGTATCAAAGCGGACTATATTTAAAGGAATCTGATACAGGCAGCTTGTCGGATTGGCGAAGATTGAACGTTAAAGTTCAGTTTACAGATGGTGAGTTTGCTGTAGTTTCAGCTTTGGATACCTCTATTAAATCCCGTTTCGACCTGACTTTATTAAGTCAATCCAGAGTTTATAATTTTCAAGACAAAAACGGCACCATTGCACTTTTAGATGATATTCCAACGCCTGGAATACCTGAAGCTCCCGCAGACGGGGCTTTATATCTAAGGAATGGCAACAGCCAAGCATGGAATAAGCTTTACGGGGTATCTGAAACATTCCCTATCTCCGCTAAAGAAGGAAATCAAGACGCTACAGGCGGTCAATTTCAATGCTCTTTTATAATATTACCCCCTGGTACTTACAATACATTCGCAATACAACTAACGGAAATAGATCTGAACGGCTTGGAATCTTACCAACTTAGAGCTTGCGTATATGATCTAAGCGAAACCCTTATAACACAAGGTAATTTACTTTTAGATTCAAGCTCTGTAAATGAATCCGTGTCCTTCCCGTCGGATGCTGAAATAAATATAAGTACTCCAACTGGCGTTTATCTAGGATGTGGAATAAATAACCAAGTTGGCAACGGCGATGTACAAATAGTAAGAATAAACGCCAATCAATTGAATGATGTCAACGCATCTTTTCAATTTATACAAGTTGCTGGACAATTACCCGCTACATTGCCTGCGAGAACAGCAACAAACAACGTAAGACACACAGTATTCTACGGTGCATGATACTACCAAATCAAAATATTGAAGAATCACCCTTTAAAATTTACAATTTTACAAGAGAAGGTGTAAACAGATTCGATCCCTTAGCTATCGACGACAAAAAAGATGTAACAATTAGATTTGCGGAAAAACACACTTTAGATGCTAAGGGCTTTAAGATCTCTACAGAAATTTACGAGAATGATGTAGTAACAATTGCACAACCGTTTTTAATTCGCTCTATAGCTTATAATAATCTTATAAAGAAGATAGATATATCTTATCAAATCGGCTCAGACAACAGTCTTTTAAGTAGAACAGAACAATTCTGTTTTTATAGAGAAAACGGGGATGAGGTTTGTATTTCTACTAAAGTAAAACACTATGACGCAGTTACAGCAATCGCGGAAGGTGTACGGCGCCGGCATAATGTAATGGATCGTGTGAAAGCCTCGTTGGTGGGTCTGCTTATAGAAACAGAGGTGCCAAAAGGAACTATTTCAAATGTGCCAGAAGCGGAGGACTTAGCGAAACCGTTGGCTTTGTCACTATCTGACGAAATAACTGGGTTTATAGAAGGTAATGCAAGAGCTGAATTGGAAGGCGCAATTTTCGTTTTGACTGGCTACCCTTGGCTAGATAACGTGGTACCATCCCAAGGCGGGGCAACCATACGACAAATATTAATTTCAATTGTAAACGCATCACAATTATGAATAGAAAATATAGTTTATTCCTTTCAGGCACTACAGATAAGGTAAAACATAATGTAGGAGGTGCAATAGCATGTATAGAAAATTGGGGATTTCCTCAAGAAATTATTGCTGTATCTGGTACCGCTTACGCTTCATTATTTTTAGTTACAAATAACTTAGAAAAAGCCCGAAAACTTAATTTTGACGCAAAAACAATTTTCGATAGAAATATATATAGCGTATGGGGCATATTGGTTGCTTTTTTTAATATGATCATCGGCCGTGGCGAATTTTGGGGATATAAAGGAATTGATAAGTTTATTAAAAAACACATCTCCGAAGAGCAGTGGAGGAAATATATAAACAGCAATCTACCGCCAATATATGTTAACTCAACCGAATTTAGCACAAATAAAGAGGTGATTTTTAATCTTAAAGATTGCACAAATTTAAACGAAGCGCTTTTGAGGTGTAGAGCTTCTGCATCAATTCCAGGATACACAAAAGAGGTAAAAATAAATAACCGGTATTATATTGATGGCTCCTACTCTTCACATCTTGCAATAGAAATAGGTGAAAAATATTTAACCACTAACGATATTGTTGCGATTTTTGCAAGACCAGAAAAATACACACCTGTTTCAACCCCTCGAAATCCTCTTAAAAAGCTAGTGTTAGGCAAGCAAATGTTACTTTTTCGGGTAAGTGTGGATGATGAAAAGTATTTAGATGGTTTACCAATTCAGGGGGTAAGAGTTAGAAAAGTACATGCTCCACGCACATTATTGTCATTTTACTTTATTGTAACTAAAGAACAAAACGAAGAATTTTTTAAATTAGGCTATGAAAATACGTTAAAAGTACTATAATATTCGATAAGTGCTAAGTGTAAAGAAAACCGATATTGTCACCATTATAAAAAAAGTAGTTGAAAACATGACAATTACTGTCAATGTTTATAATACTTTTGACAATGAGGATAACACATTTACAGTTGAAACATGTGATACTCAGCACTTACGAGAATGTTCAAAATTCGAATATGAGGGCAATGTTTATAGAGTTGAATCTTTTATACAGGATAAACAACTAATATTGTCGGGTGGTCCATTAATCGAAAATGATTTCAATTTGCCACCACCTACATTATTAGTTGATACACCTAGATTCGCTAATGAGGAATTGGCACAAATGACCCAAAACGGCTTTGACCACCATCCATTTATATGGGTGCTGGAAACATTCGAAACGCCATACAACAATGATGAAACCAGCCTGATAATTGCTACGCCTCAAGTAAGATTATTCTTCTTGGATATATCACAGGACCAGCAGTGGCTTAACTCGGATCATCGTATTAATGTGATTGGACCAATGAAATCATTAATCGACCAATTCATTTATAATTTAGACAAATACAAAGGAGTTGATGATATAGAGCGATTTAGTACCATAGATCGTGTAAGGTTTGGTAAATTTGAACAGAATAAAGGTAACACTGCTTCGATTCTAGGGGAGGAATTAAGCGGAGTTGAATTAAGGTTAAATATCCCCTTAAAAGATTGTTGCGATTGCGACACAATGTTTAACAAAAAATGTAACTAAAATGAGTTGTGCATGTGCGTCGAAAGGCGCAAATAGTGGGTTAACCACACTTAGATGTATAGCAGACAGGGCTGAAAAAATGTTTTATTGGCCTGAAAAAAACTCTGCTGGAGAACTAAATTCTTTTAAGGCTTCGGATTTCGACAGTGAGGGAAGGATTACACAAGCTGATTTGGATGCTTACGAAAAACATCCCGATCCACTGGCTAGATTGTACCCGATAGGTGGAAAATTAAAAAACCAAGTTGAAGCGCCTGGAGATAATACGACAGAAAGTTTTGACGACGGCACCACAGCGATAACAATTACGGGTGTAATGACGATGAATGCACGTATTTCGAATGTGCCTCCACAATACAAAGCGAAAATTGACGCTTTAGTGAAATGCCGTAGAGGTGGTTTTATTTTCGCAGATGAAAATAATAAGCTTATAGGTCAAGATTTGATTGGTGATATGTCGCAGCTATTTCCGCGATATATAGACGAAGCGTCTTTTTCAACTCGTTGGTTCCCTTCTAGCGCTGCAAATGTTCCTTACATAGAAATCGTATATGAGTTTGGGCGCGAAAATCTACCTGAAAACATCCTTTACGCAGAAACGGACGCCAATTTCTTGGCAGCAACTGGAATTATTACAGTAGATCCTAAAGACAATGGTGTAAATGATGGTATTGAAATAGTGTCGGACACTGAAACGCGAGTATATGCAAATACTTGCTTTGGTCTCGCTAGGCAAATAGATAAAGCTGTCGGGCTAAATGATGCGACTGATTGGACTATTGAATTAAATGGTTCACCTTTGGTTATTTCTTCTGTAGAGGATACCGATATTAATGGTATTTACTTGATCACACACGATACCACTGGGGGAAGTGGAACGCTGACAGTAAGCGGAGGAACAACAACTCTTGACAAGTGTTATGAAATTATTGAAAGATCAAAATTGATTGCATAATGAAATTTATTAAAGGTCACAAAGGGTCATATGCCTTATCTATTTTTAAGGGTATGACTAAGGAAGATTTCTTTCTAAACTATCGAAAAAAATTTTATTTCCTTGAAGATAAGTGGAAAGAAATACAAAAAGCTCTACAGAAAGAATCAGAGCCTGAGAAAAAGCAGGAAGTCAAGAAAATAGTTGAAAAAAAGGTTGATAAAAAAGGGGCAGAATAAAAGCCCCTTCTTTGTATGCTCGATGCTAGGCGAAAAATACAAGAGGTTATATTTCTCTTTAAAAATGTTGATAATTTAATTTTCGACATCAATAGTCGCATAGAATCGAAAGAGCTTATAATAAGGCTCAATACAGAGGATCAATTATTCAATAAGGGCGAAGACGCTACAGGCAGGACGCTAGAAAGTATTGGGGGAGCCTACGCTCCTTCCACTGTAGAAAATAAAAAGCGACAAGGATTGCCCTTTGATCGTGTCACACTTGCGGATACGTTCGAGTTTTATGATTCTTGGACAATTATAGTTAGGATAGATGAAATTGAAATAATAGTTGATCCCGTCAAGCCTGGTGGTGTAAATTTGCTTGACGAATGGGGTGAAAATGTTGTTGGTCTAAATGAGGAAAATTTAAACGTATATAGGCAATATGTCAAAGAAGCCCTTAAAAAACTTCTCAGAAAAGAGTTATCCAAAATTGCGTGATGACATCGAGAGTATGTATGTCGAGCAGTGGAATAAAATGTTAGATAAGGGTGATTTGACGCAGATATACAGTTCAAAAAAACTTCGAGGAACGCAAATTGAGACATTAGAAGAGGCACAATATTTAGACGCTGCACATAGTAGGTTGTTGCAAAGTTTGTATGACGAATTTGGCATTGAATCAGCCTTGCGTGTTCAATTTGCAGTAAAAAAACGCTTGGCTGAGATTCTTTGTGATTTCCTCCAAAATCCTAAAAAATTGTGGTTATTAGGTCGGACCGAAGCATTAAAAGAAGAGTTGAAAGCCTTAAAACCAGAGGTCGAGACCACCGCGGGCAAACAATGGGCAGTATTAGTAAAAGGCATAAAAATATACATAGACCCAAAAGCCACCCGTGTAATTGATTATTACAATCTTTGTAAGTCATGGCAGTAATAAAAAGTTCTGACGTAACGCAAGAAAAGTTCCTTGAGTCTCAGATTGAGAGCCTAGAGAATTTTAACGCACTTTTGATTAAGACCGAGGGTATAATTAAAGGCCTAGGCGAACAATTTTCTACCTCTTTAAAATCGCTTGACGTTTCCAAAGTAGGTGATCAAAAAAAGTTAGAACAAATTTTACAGGCTGAAATTAAGCTTGAAAAAGAACTTATAGAGGTACAGAGGAAAAAGGGACAAGTTGAAAAAGAAATTGCAAAGCTTGAACAAGAGCGCGAAAAAGCACGAAAGCTAAAACTCCAGAATGATAAAACAGAAATAGACAATGCTAAAAAGCTAAAAAAGGCAGAAGAACAAGAAATAAAGCGTAAAAAGCAAAAGGAAAAACTTACAGATGAAGAACTAAAAAACAAGATACAGCAACAAAAAGAGGATAGACAGAGACGTAAAAATCTTCAAGCGGAATTAACCTTAGAAAAAGAGGTAATTAAATCTAAGGGTGAATTAAAAGAGCAAATATCCGCACTTAAAGTTGTCGCTGACGGTCTCGATTTGGGAAGTGACGAACTAAAAGAAGTAAATGACCGAATTGATGAGCTTACGGATTCTCTCCGCGAAAATAGTTCTGTAGATCAACAGAGAATTTTAAATATAGGAAACTATAAGAGCGCTACAGAGGGCTTGACAGATAGTTTTGAAGATCAGAAAAAAAAGCTTGATATACTTGAAAAGGCATATCTCAACGCGACATCTCAAGGCGCAAAAAGTGGTAAGGAATTTCGGAAATTAAGAAGAGAATTAAGACAACAAACCAGAACAGTAAAAGAACTGGGGGAAGGTTTAGAAGAGACTAAAAATAAACAAAACACACTACAAAAAGGCTTCAAAGGGCTTGGGGCAACAATAAAAGCTGCTGGGATCGGATTTTTATTAGGTTTGTTTGCAAATCTTGGCGATGCTTTTGCTACCTCTAGGAAAACTAGTGCAGATTTTAGAAAGGAAATTGCAAATTTTACAGAGACCATAAAAGTGTTTTTCCGCGCATTAATTAATTCATTTGATGGTTTTAAGGATGTTTTACAAGCTTCGATAAATTCTTTTAAGTCTTTCTTTTTAGATATTCAAAAAGGGTTTTTAACAACACAAGTATCTATATCTAAAGCAATAGATAGTGTTGCGGAGTTTTTCGGTAAAACCACTGACGCAACAAAGCAATACCAATCTGCGCTTGATGAAGTAAATAAAAAACAAGAAGATTTGGGTAATGTATCCGAATTGGCAGCCCAAGGAGTTTCAAAAATTTCCAAAGCTTTTGAGGATATCGGGAAAACTACAAGGGAGGCTATAGATTTAGCTCAAGAATTTATTGATCTGCAATTACAAACGGAGATATCAATTGAAAGGCAGACAAGACAGCTTGCTGGGTTGGCCATCCAGCGACAGAGATTACAAGATATAAGCGACGATGATACTTTAGGTTTCCTTACTCGTGAAAAAGCAGTTGAAAAAGCTCGGGAAGCTGCTGAAGAGTTCGCAAGAAGAGAAACAAAACTTGCTAGAGATAAAGAAAGGCTAACCATTGAAGGTATAAAAATTGAACTAGCTAGGGCTAACGCAGTTGAAATTGCAGATTTAAGGGCAATAACTACAGGAGAGCAATTGAATGCTCTATTAAGAGATAGAGCGTTGGCCCTTGAAATATCTTCACAAGCCGAACAAGAGTTTACACAAGCATTCGCAGAAAGAAGAGAAAAAGAAGCGGATCAAGAAGCTTTCTCCAGAGACCAAGCTGAGAAAAATAGAAAGACGGCGCGTGATGACTTTGAGCAAAGACAGGATATTATAGAGGAATTTTCAGAGTTCAATTTCGCTCTAAACGAAAAAATAGCAACAAGCGACAGAAGCACACAAGAGCAAAGAAGGAAAGCTTATGAAGATAATCAACGCATCATTCAGTCGCTTTCAGAAAGATCTTTGCTCAATATTCAAGACCAAGCACGAAAATCTATTGATCTAAACGAAGATTTAAGCGATTCTGAAAAGAAGGTTGCAAAAGAGAAAATCAACGCAATTGATCTAAATGAAATACTCAATGCGCAAAACGAGATTGAAATTCAGCAAATTATACGCCGTGCTGATCTGGGAGAAATTGAAGAAAAAAGACTTAAAGAGTCTGTAAAACTTCGAGGTGAATTATTAGAAGCTAATAAGGAGCTTAATACAGAAATTCAAGAGTCTGACATTGAAAATTTAGAGCTTAGAAAAGAATTAGACCTACAACAACAAGCGCTAGAAAGTAAGGAAAAAGATCGTTTTGAAAAACTAGAAAATGACAGAAAAGAACTTGAAAAGGAGAATCTAAGAAATAGAATTAATGATCTAACAGAGTTTTCAAACGAGCGTCTAAACCTCGAAATCCAACTAAATGAGTTGCTTTTAGAAGAAAAGAAGGAAGCTAATGAAAAACAGAAAGAAGAGGATAAAAAATACTTAGATGAAAGAAAAAAGCAACTAAACGACTTTGTCACATTCTCTGAAAAAGTGGCAGACCAAATTTTTGCACAAAGAATTAAAGCTATTGATGACGAAGCAAGCGCAGTTACGCAAAGACAAAGTGAATTAAACGCACAAGTTCAAGCAGGCAACGAAGATGCTAACGATTCTTTAACAGAGCTTAACAAGCGACAAAGAGAACTAGAGCTACAAAGACAAAAAGAAATAGCTCAACAAAAAAGGGTAGAATTTGCTTTGGCTGCCGTGAAAGCTTATTCTTCTAATTTAGATAGCCAAGATCCTAATAATGCACTTACTAGTACTTTGACTGATATTAATGTTCTCATTGCAGCTATTGGGTCTTTGCAAGGATTTTACAAAGGTACTACCAGGGTAGAAAAAGACATGGGACAACCTCATATACCATGGGTTAAAAATGATAAATATATCGCTCGTCTCGATGGTGGAGAGCGAGTTATCCCTACATTTTTAAATGACCTCATTCCTGCAAACATGAGTAATAAAGAGCTAGTAAATGCACTACATGATAATGTACTTGCAAATAGTCCTATTCACTCAAGTACGATGAAAAGCCAAGGGGCGCAAACTGTGGTAGTGAAAAACAACATAGACCCTTACGCCATGGGTGCTGAAATCGGTCGTAATATTCCTCGACAATCTGTACAAGCACACGAGCAAGTTGGTTTTATAAGGGTCGTGAATGAGGAATACAAAAAGCGTGATGAGTTAGTAGTTAGGGCTAAAAATCTTATATCATGAGTTTAGGATATAATGTAAAAATGTTCATTGATGGGTTGTCAAAACCCGTGCCATTAAATTGGAAAGATATAACTATAACCGCTCAACGTGCAGAAAATACAAATAATTTACTTTTAGATATTTCAGAATTTATCTTGGTTGATTCTGCAAAAGATGCGGTAGTTAAGTATCACCGTTCAGGCAGATCTTTTAAGGGTCTTAGTGCTGCGTTGGAATTTTCGGATAATAAAGAAACTATTCGGTTCGATGGTTTTTTAGATCTTACACAAAATTACAGAGAAATCGGGCCTTTTATAAAAGGGGGCAACGACCCTAGGGCAGTTAATGTAAAATTTGTTGATAGGTCAGGAATTGACAAATTTTCAAATTATATTAAAGGAACAACCTATGGTTTTTTAGAGTCTAAGAAAGTATTTACAGATAAAGATTATACAGATTTAAGATTTGTAATAGAAAAGGAGGCAAACGCGCTTGAGGTCGCACTATTAATTTTAGCCATATACACCTTGGCTGAAAAAACAATAGCTTTAATTAAAGAGCTTGCAAATAATATTGCTACGCTTCTGGGTATAAGTTCGGCGGGCGCTACTGGCCCGGCTGCTGGAGTAATATATCAAATTGCTGTAATTGTCATACAGGCTATTTATGCAGCCCTTTTGATATCCTTACTTATTAAACTTGTATTCGACCTTGTAAGCCTTGTAATATCTCCAGTATACATAAATAAAGTTCAAAGCCTTTTTTCTTTACTCTCTAAAGCTTTCGCATATAAGGGCTATGAGTTTGAAACCAACTTAGAAATATTAAAGGATGTGTATTATATGGCCTCTAAGCCGTATGACAATTCCGAAAATTTATTTATTGATTTTAACCCCTTACCCGCAACTATAGATAAGGGGCTGCCAAACGCTCAAGATTCTGGATTTATAGTTTCTGAAATGTTGGAAATAGCTAGAAAGCTAGTAAACGGCCGTGTATCTGTAATAGATAATAAAGTAATTCTACGAAATACAGAGGATCCTTTTTGGTTCCAAAACGCTAAATACAAACAAAAAGATATTGGCGGACAAGTGCTAGACAGAACATATAATTATGAGGATATGGTCGGCACGCAAACGTTAGAATTTATTACAGATATCGCAGATTCTTTCACAATCAGAAATTTTACGGGTACTACAGTTGAGATAAAAACAACCGTAAAAGGGTCTGAACCTTCCGAAGATCTTATAAAAGGCTTGAATCGAGAAATAATAAATTGTGCGCTTATTAATAGAAAGGATAAGCTAAATAATCTTGAAAAAGTAGTTGAAGGGCTTGCAGATACGGCGGATAAACTAGCAAAGCAAATAGGTAAGAAAGGTAAGTTTAAAGAGTTAGTAGGAAATAGGGTAGGAGCTGCGAAAATTGGTGGTCCATCTCCACAAGTTCCAAAGTTGATTTACTTAAAAGAGGGGGTCATTCCTGAAAATCATAGGCAAATACTTGGAGCAGATGCTTTATATACCAAATACCATGCCCTTTCTAAATCTTTTGTAGAAAACAATAGTAATGCACAAGAAAGCATACATGAAAATGTGCAAAATGTACCTATTTCTATATTCGAGTTAAAAGATTTGGTAAAAAATACGAAATTTGTAAATTATAAGTCCGAGTCTTCAGAAATGTATACCGTGACTCTAAATGGCGCGAACAACACAAGTACTCAAACATGGAGAGAGAAACACATATATGCAAATAGCTTAGAAGAGACTAAATTTGTAGCATGATAGACCCTAATACCTTCAAAAATTTGGCAGGAATGCTGAATAAAATACAAGAAGCTTCAAAACCGCTATCTGAGGTGATGAACAATTGTGAAAACGCTATAAAAGATTTAAAGTCAAGCGATAAGGAGGCGTATAAAAAGGCTCGTGACATTATAAGCAAAGCAAAGCAAGCACAGAAAAAAGATGATATCTATAGTGTATTAGAGGCTATAAATAATATTGACATTCTTAGAAAGGATAATTCAAACGAAGATCTTAAAAAGGCAAACGATAAGTTACATGATTTGCAAGAAAATGACTACAATCAGTACATGCAGGTTATAGACCATCTTAAAAAAGGAAAGTATTCTATTAAAGATTTTGTGAAATAACTTAAAAAAGAAACTAGTTGATTAAATATTTCTTAAAATAATATGCCTACCGAAACTCGTCTAACTTCAAAAAAATTCTTTAATAAGCTAGAAAACGACGTTGATTATAGCGCAAATACAAGCGCGTTCACGGAATTTTTACAGGCTAATGTTTTAGAAGAGGTAAGGGCAGAAATTGAAGTTGCGGTAGGTTGGTACCACGAATTTGGCCCCTCTGCAATCCTTCATATAACGGATGGAGTAGGGTTCGAAGGGTATTTTCAAGAAGATGGAATAGATTGGCGCGACACTTTTTTTGAAGGTGATTTAGTGTATTATTCTCTAGATACTATACCAAATGGACCTTCTACCATATGCGCAATTCAAAGCATTTCAGGTGATAAAATGGAAGTTTCTTTTAATGCTGCACAATCAAATACAGATCCAATACCCGAAAATTCATTTCTAAAAGGCATAAGTCAACAAACAGCATGTACATATAAGTTTGGGTTAATCGAACAAGACGAAAGTTTTAATACGCTATCAAAGCTTACGGGTACTGATCAAAAATTCTTTTTATCTGGAATGAATCATACAGGACCTCCTGGTCCTATTGCTGGAGGAATCCCCGCAAACAAAAATATTGCTTGGTTATCTGGGAATGTAAACGGAAATTACGAGGGTGAAGCCTATGATTATGATAGGTTTCACAATGACAACACATTTCAAGCTTTTAAAATTACAAATGACTTCGTTGTACTTCCTTTTATTCAAGACGGAGAGGTCACGACAAATTTAGTGCCAGTTGAAAACCCTGATTTATTTAAAGGATCAAGCACTTTAAAACACGTATTTTCTACTTCTTTTCAGCGCGCAATATCCAACCCAAACACAGAAAAAACAGTTGAATTTGAAGATAGGCAAGGTTCTGTAGGTTGGTTTAACGAGAATTTTAACGGTTTTCCTTCTAATTACGAGGTTCAAAGTATTTCATATTCAGATGCAGCAACCAGCGAAGACTTAGATAGAATTAGCGTACTTGATGTAACAAGGGTAAATGCAGTAATTAAAAAAACTAACGGAGATTTTACCGCCTCTGACGTGGCAATGATAGGTCATTGTCGAGTAGTGAAAAGGGTAGAATACGAAATCAATACTTTAAATTGGCGTGAATTATGGGTTTTCCAAAGTCATAGAAAAGTAGAAGGGACACCCTCTAATGGCACCGGGGCAATTATAAATTGCACTATGGAAATTGATGGTGGAGACGCATCTTTAATGAATGTGCAGTTTGATTTTTCACCCTCCACAGAGCAAAGAACGCTTATACAAGATGATGACTATTATGTACTTACTTTCAACATTCAAGATTTTTCAATTTTAGGCGAAAATTCCGATAGAGTACAACTTATATTAGATGTAAATCAATATTTTAAAAATCCTGATATCCCTGGACTTTTAGATTTCACAAAGCATGAATTGTATAAACATCCTGACGATTTCGAAGAGGGTGTAAGCGTTGGGAATACGTCTTTAAAGGTTTTTAATGAATCGGGCATACTGGTAAATGTAGATTTTGATTTAAATTTCGACCTAGATCCAGCAATTGAAAACCCAGCAATTGAAAGTGTTGAAATAGGAATAGGGGCGCGAAATAGTGATTCAAAGGATTTTTTCAAAATTGAAAGTGAAGTTTTACCCGCTGATTTTACAGAGGTAAGCGGAAGGCAAAAAGTATTATTAGAGGATACTAGAGGTTATAACCTTGCGGAAGGTGATCAATTCAATTTGAAAGTATTTAAAGATGTAAATTCTACTCTTACAGAAGAATTTTACACAATACAATACGGGATAAAAATAAATTGGCAATCATGGATTCAGCTTTTAGCAGCCAACGAAATTTTTTATGATACCTCGAAAAGTTTTAATGGATTTAACAAAAAAAGCTCTAATTATTCTAACGTAAACAACTATGATATTGTTACGTTTGTGATAGTAAATGTGTTTAAAGATGGCGTAACGACTCCTTACAGGTGTTTTTCTAATCCTATTCAGGTTGCAGATTATGAAGAAGAACATGATGGGCAAGATAATTGGTTAAGTTGTGAAGTGTCTACAGAATCTTTAACAGGCGAAGACTTTAACGCATCTTTAGTAAATACAGAACAATTAATAATAAAATGGGAATATACGCCAAACCCACCGTTTTCGCCTTCTGCTGACGATTATTACGCAATAATTAGAGTAGAGGAAACGAACCAAGGAGGTGATGATATAGACGAATCGTCTAGTATAAGAGCTACGCCAACAGAAAACCGTATATTACTTACAACATTAAGTAATAATGGTAGTAACTTAGTTGCTCAATGTTTTACAAATCCAGCTTATTTGAACAATTCGAATTATTCGATAAGTTGCGAAATTGACAGGAAAATTGATGAAGTAGATTTAGCTGATTTCTCTGGTGATTTCAGCTTAGACTTTAGTTAAAAATGGCAGAAATAGGAGTTAAAAGAGGCCGTACGGCAAACAATACAGAGGCTGAAAACAATTTAATTACCGTTAATGGTAATAATGAAAATACACCAAGTCGAGTAAGGCAGGCGGATGCCGATTTGGGAGCCTCTTCCCCTAATTTTATTGATGACAATTTTGATGCCAACATTGATGGTTCGCTAGAATATTCGATAGATCCAACAGCAGGATGGAGCAATGACCCTGTTCATGATTTAAAATGGCCTCACAAAAAATATGTAGATGATGCTTTAGGTTATTTGGATACTAAAACCTTTTATCTAAGTAATGAAGGAGACGACGCGAGCGCGGAACCTGGTAATATGCGTCGACCTTACCAAACTATTACAGCTCTAATAAGTGCATTAACTTCCGAACCAGCCAACTCAACTCTTGCTATAAAAGTTTTCCCCGGCTCTTACAGTGGTGATTTTATAATCAGTTCAGGCAATTATACATTAAGCTTTGCAATAATTGGCTGCACATGGACGAATGTGAAATTTAGTTTTTCGGGAACAAATGTGGTGTACATGAATCTTGCAAATTCTGTATTTTCAAAGACGTCTGATAATGTATTTGCATTCGAGGGGTCGGTTGATGGCTATCTTTTTGGCCCCGCAATTATAAATGTAGATGGTGGAGGTATTCAAGTGCCTCAAAGGGCTGGTATTAGAAGCGCATCTGGTCAAAAATATTTCTATAATTTAAGAGTAAACGCAATTAATCAAGGTAATTGTATTTACGGAAATAATGCAAATATATATAATTGCGAATTTTTTGCTACAGATGGCTTTGCGTTATCCTCTTCTATAAATATGAAGTTTTTCAGCTGTATATTTAATAGCTCTAACAGTGATGGAACTATAAGAGATAGTGGTTCACTTCCAAGTTTTTTTTATAATTGTAGAATTACAAATAGTAGTGGTATAGCTATAGGCAGTGTCGATAATAATTCTGATAGTTTTTACGAATGTTATATAGAAAGTGCTGGTAGTTACGCAGTAAGACTTAATGGTAACGGAATTTGGGATACTGAGTTTACCTATTCTAGATGTATAATAAAAGGAGCCTCAGATTCTGTAAGAATTACTGGCGCCCCAACTACATCTACAGATATATTTTTCGAATATTGTCGAATGGAGGCAGGAACAGGAGAAATATTCCTAGAGCCAGGCGGTGGTTACGACCCCGGCTTTGTAAATAATATCAGGGTAATTGCTCCTTTTTTCAATAAAACATTCATCCCCGCAGGGGCTGGAAAAATTGTATTATATAACGAAATGGTGTTATGATAAAGTTAAGAGATATTTATGTAAGAGAAGTACGTAGAAGTGTATATGTTGAAGATGTAAACGGAGTAAAACCCGCTGTAGTCTTCGATAATGGAGGTGTAGAGTTCGTTGTGCTAATGAAAATGATGTGTGATGGACCAAAAGTTATCCGTTTTGAATTTATGGAAGGGCCGATAAACTCAAATTCACAAATAATAATACAAGGAGAAAAAGCAATTTTCGCGGGGTACTCTGTATATATAAACACTACAACTGGTGATTTAGTATCATCTCAAAACGCTTTTGATGTTGCAGGTGATTTGTTGCCGAATTTGATTTCCGAATTTGAATACTACACAAATAGTTTTGGGAAAACTACAGGAGGGGCGACTTCTATATACGCACAAATTCAAGATTTTATATCTAATAGATTTGCGGACGGTTTGCAAGGGTACCAACCAATAGCATAATGCCCATAGATACTATATTGCCAGACATCAAACCAGGTAAAAGCGCTGGAATTTCTTGTAAACAAGAATCACCAATAATTGTTATTCCTCCTAAAGTAGATGAAATATGCCCATGTTTTTTTAATACTTGTGACTATAAAGAAACGGCATTTATCTATTTAGAAGATGTGAACGACGAATACAGAAATGATAAATTTTCCGTACTTGAAGAACTTGCGACAGATACGAGCTTGTATATGATTTATCTCATAACTCCAGATGGCAGCGAAATTGAGATAACAAGCGAAGATTACGGCCAAATGTTCGAGCCTAGTTTTAATTCTGAGCAGCCCTTACAGTTTGGATACATATTTGAATGGCATAAGGTTTTCAATCAATTATTGCAGTATGGGGATTATCAAGTAAAAATTGAAATTGATAATTTGGGCAGAATTTCTTCTAAAACATCGAGGATCTTTAATGTGTGTAATTTTAGTGAGCTGGTGGCCTTAGATACTGTTAGAATTGAAACTATATCGACCGGATGTATTTTGAACGAAAAAGACTATACGGGGATATCTTGGCCTCAGCAAACAAGGATCAAGGCACAATTCAACTTTTCGGGCATAGTAGAGGAAAATATATTTTACGAAAATTCGCAATTCTCTCAGCAGCAGAACCAGAAGAGAAAGGATTTCGAATATACTTTAGAACTAGGCTACACGCCCTATAATCCATCAGAAGAGTTGATCCGACGCGAGTTTATGGCGACCCAGATATTTATTACTGACTACAACACTACTAACTACAAAAACTATAACAAAACAGAAGTGTCCCAGGAAAGTATGGAGATCAAACCTTATTCTACTAGAGATAACAGGAGAGCATTTAAAATAGTATTCAAAGACATAAAGCCGATTATAAAAAGACCATGAAAGATTTTATAGCTGAAAAATTCCCTTTCTTGTTAATCCCTGCAAACGCATTTTTGTTGTGGATTTCCGAGCTGGATTTAGGCATTTTCTCCAAAGGGTTTAAGGATACTGGAGACGGCCTGACAGCCTTTATAAGTTGTGTTTCGATCGTTGTTATGTCTGTACTTACCGCTATGCTTCAATTCTACAAAGTGAAAAGTTTAAGGTTAGATGTAAGATCTAAAGAGTTAGATCTAAAAGAAAAAGAAGACGATTTAAAAGTTAAAGATCATGCTGAAAAAATGCGCGAACTTATGGAGAAAGACCATAAGAACGCAAGTGAGTATGCCAATGATATGCTTAATCATGCTAATGAGGATTAGCGCATATTTATTTTAACATGGTTTATTAGTTATACGAAGGTAGTTGTAAAAGGTTTAGATAAAAAATAAAAAATCTGGCTCAAATTATGAACCAGACTTTTTGGGTATTCTTCCCGATTGCTCTTTATAGTATGTTCTAATGCTTAAAGCCATTGGAATACTATATAAGAGTGCCATAAATATAGCTAAGGCTCCATAATATTCAACCCCAAGGCCATGTTTATTGAATTGATTCATTACTGCTATCATAACAGTCCACCCTAGAGTGGACAAAATTGGTAGTATTATGTATTTCATTGCTCTATAATGTTTATGTCTTCAAAATTGATTTCAACAGTTTCAAGAAGGTGTTTGCAAAACAAGAGAGATAATTTAAAATCTGTAGACACCAAATGAGCGACTGCCATACATGACCAAATATTTTTTTGGTCATCTTCAAGGAATAGTCTATCAAAAAAAGGATCTTCCCACAATAAACTTATAAACTCTTCTTCCGTAAATGGTCTTTCAAAATATTGATCAGATGTAATCCAAAAGCCAATTACAACCTTGTCCTTTTCGTGGTTTATCTCTAAATCGTTAGAGAAAGCACTATCCAGCTCGTTTATTTTTAGCTTTGATATCATGATAATAATTTTTTAATGGTTGAAATGTTTTTAGATTCTCCGTTTACGGTTACATAAAGCTTGTAATACACATTTTTGCAAGATTCCTCGTAAGACATACTTACTTCAATTTTGTCATCACCTTTTATAAAAGAGACATCTGGGTTTTGCAAAGAAAATTTCTTTTCATTTGACCTTCTATTACTTGAAGAAGTCCCAGGAGTAAAGAAATAACTTTTCTTGTATTTCTCGTGATTAGATATAATTCTTTCTATCTGCTGTTTTGCTGCTTTGCTTTTTCAGCTTGTTATATTATAAGTTTTCATAATAGTAGTTTTTTAATGTTGTTATACTTATATAACGACACTAAGATACGAAAGGTTACAATTGTATCAAAAAAATATCTAAAAAAAGTGCGTTCCAACCTCCAGACAATTGAAACGCACTTATATCGACTAATAGAAATATGGACTCTTACTCATGTTATAAAACTGGAGTTCTTAAATAAGTGTTACGATCTTGCAAACACTTACTATTATAACTATTGCTAATATGATTTTAATATGATGTTTAATATCTAAATTCTGTAAAGTGAATAATTGCCATAGGTTCTTTTTGTCGAGCCTTGAACCATTCTTGAAAATCATCTAATTTTAATCCATCGTTTTCAGCGACCCATGACCACTTATGGTGTGCATTATTTATATTTGCACTTATAAGGCAACTAGGATCTTCCAATTTTTGAACGCCAATATCACTCTCTTTAAAAAATTCAAACAAAACTTTTTGCTTGCTTTTATAAGGCTTTAACGTCCACTCTCGTACACTTAAATAAGCTTTGCCCTCTTGTATTTCTGCTATCCTTTTAGCCCACAAATCGTAATTTGATCTTATTGTGTGCTTTTTTAGCTTCTGTTTTATAAAATACTCAAAAAACGTAAAATCTCCCCCTCTTGGATGGGTAGCAGGGAAATATTTTGATATTGTTAATACGTAACATTTAATCTTTTTGTCCTTTGTATTTTTTAATAAGCTTTTCATATCTTTTTTCCTTTTCCTTTATTAGAAATATAATACCCTCTGATTCTGCGCTTTCTTCGGAATTTTCAACGGCTAAACTGAGTAATTCGACTACCTCTTTAGAGGTTAAATTTTTGATGTCGCCGAAATATTTCATAGCTCACTTTTTAATTCTCCATCTTCAAACCAGTATTTCACGTCTGACTGAATTTTCGTTTTGCAAATTGTGTGTTTACCTACTTTCGCTCGGTGGATATTATTTATGTAATACTTGCCTTCTTTTTCGTTATACCTCCAATCTACTAGTATTATCCAGCCTTTTTTAGCAGATACTCTGTTTTTATATCCTAAACCCGAGGATATAGCCTCGTCTCCATTGGTGTTGGCGTGGGCATAGTTTCCACTGGTGTTGGCGTGGGCATAGTTTCCACTGGTGTTGGCGTGGGCTTTGTATCCACTGGTGTTGGCGTGGGCATAGTTTCCACTGGTGTTGGCGTGGGCCTCGTCTCCACTGGTGTTGGCGTGGGCTTTGTATCCACTGGTGTTGGCGTGGGCCTCGTCTCCACTGGTGTTGGCGTGGGCATAGTTTCCATTGGTGTTGGCGTGGGCCTCGTCTCCATTGGTGTTGGCGTGGGCATAGTTTCCACTGGTGTTGGCGTGGGCCTCGTATCCACTGGTGTTGGCGTGGGCTTTGTATCCACTGGTGTTGGCGTGGGCAT